GTTGGTTTTGAATCGACTTTGACTATTTATGCCCGTATGGCCAGAGCCACTCAAGAACTTGGGGTGACTTCCGGGGATTTGATGACGGTTACAAGAGCATTAAACGAAGCTGTTATTATTTCCGGTGTTACTTCGCAAGAAGCAAATGCAGCTCTTATCCAGTTATCTCAGGGTATGGCAAGCGGAACATTGAGAGGTGAAGAATTGCGCTCTGTAATGGAACAATTGCCTGCTGTAGCTATGCAAATTGCTAAGGGTATGGGTATCCCTTATGCAAAGTTTAGAGAAATGGCCTTTGAAGGAAAGGTTACTACAGAGGCAATGATTAATGCCCTGAAAAAACAAGCAGGTGAAATCCATTCAGAATTTTCTAAAATGGAAGTCACTATTGGTCAAGCCTGGACCAATATTGGAACGAATTTTGGCGCTACAGTCAATGATATGAATCAAGCAATTTCCGGGACAAGTGGAATTGCTTCTGTAATGCAGGATTTTGCCGATTGGTTACGAGAATTTCATGAGAGTGGTAATGCAACTGCTTGGGCTGATGATTTTAAATTAGCTGCTGAAGGTGTTGGGGACGCAATTTCTCTTGTTACTGATCGTTTTGTAAATTTATATAATGCATTTGGATTACTTAATGCTGTTGCTGATGGACAGTTAAGTTTTTGGGAAGCAGCAGCAATGGGGCCGGAAGAAGCATCTAAATGGTTAAAACAATATAATGATACCTTAGAAATAATACCTACTCAAACATTGAGTAGTCATGGAGCGGAGGTTGATAATTTAACTTCTTCTCATGAAACTTTATCAGCGGCGGGTCTTGAAGCTATTGGTGTTGAAAATGATTTCCTTGTTGCACTTGAGAATGAAAAGGCTGGAGTTGATGGATTAGTTGGTTCTCATTTAATTCTTGCACAAGCAAAATTAACATCAAGTCATGAATTTGGTACATCGGTAGAAGCTGTTAAAAAATATGCAGATGAGATTGAAAATTTAAAGAAGAAATATACTCCTGTAATTGAAAAGATAGGTGAAATGACTCAAGCAGAAAAAGAACTTAAAATTTTGCTTGATAATAAAATAATTACAGATAAACAATATGCGGCTGCCGTACGAGAAATTTCAAAAAGTGAAAAAGAGGCAACTAGGAATGCAAAGGATCATGCGGATGCAATTCAGGATGTTATTGATACATATCTCCCCTTGGAGAAGGAATCGAGAGATGTTGAAGAAGCTACAGCATTATTAAAAGAGGCTCTTGGTAATGGTGCTGAAAATGCTGATCGTTTAAAACTTGCTCTTGATAATTTGATAAAATCTACTCCTTCATATAAACAAAAAATGAAGGAAGTGAAAAAACAAGTTGATAAAATTGCTGAATCTTATAAAAATTGGGAAAAGAAACAAAAAGAAAATGAAGAATTTTCAAAAAAATCTTCTGAAGTTTTTGAAGAAATTTATGATGAGTTAGTTGGCTCTTCTCAAGTGATGAATGATAGGATTTATGAATCATGGAAACAAGGACTTGAAAAACAAATTAATGATTATCGAGTTTATGTAAAAGATGAAGAATTATTAAATCAATATCGCGAAAAGAGATTAAAAGAACTTTATGTAAAATGGGCAACTGATTCTGATAATTTCTTTGCTGGATTTATTGCAGGACATATTGAAGCAGAAGACGCAATGAAATCCCTTGGGGAAGTAGGGAAAGAGGTTTATCAATCGCTTTCTACTGCATTTTCTGATACTTTTGTTTCAGTGATGAAGGGTGAATTTGATTCGATTGGGGATATTTGGAAATCCCTTCTTGATAATATGCTCAATATCTTTATTAAGTTTATTGCCGACCTTATTGCTCAATGGGTTATGAGTGGTATTGTCGGGATGATTACCGGGGCATTTAGCGGTGGATGGTCTGGGGCACTTGGTGGATTGCTTGGGGGAATTAGTGGCAGTGGAGGTAATGGGATTGGGGGTGGATTAGGATCACTCGGAACTCTTTATTCAGGATATCAATATTTAACTGGTGGAAGTTCATTGCTTCCTGCTTCGGCATCTGGGGTATCGGTAGGTGCTCCTGTTGGGGCCAGCGCTGGATATGCTGGAACAGTTATTGGGTCGGCAGCTTATGAGGCTGTTGCTGCGGAGATAGCAGCTAGTGCCGCCCAGGAAGCCGCAATAACCGGATTATATGGTGGTGCTTATGAAGGCGCGGTTGTTGGTGGTGGAGCGGCAGCAAGTGAGGGTGGAGCGGCTGCTGCTGGGGGTGTAGGTGCAGGGGTTGGAACGGCTATGGTTGCCGGTGTTTTTGCTCTTGGAATATCGCTTTGGGCACGGCAGATGATGAAAGAGGACATTCCTTCAATGTCTGAACTGATGAACAATATGGGAGTTGGTCCTGATGCATTTGCCTATGCAATGGGTGACACTTTCAAGAAGGGTATGAACCCGGTATTCGGTGGATTGGAAGCGTTTATGATGGATGCTGAGAGTTCAATCTTGACCCGCTCAAAACGGCTTGGCTTGGGAATTAGGGAAACAGCTGACAGTATAAATGATATCAATATCCAAATGTTTGATAGCCAGAAAGGGATGTGGGTCGATCTTGGCAAGGAATTTAAGACATTTGAAATTCTTGCAACTACAATGGGCCGGTCAACTGCTGCATCAATGATTGAGGCAAAATCAGGTGTTGTTGGACTTGCAGAAGAATTGATTAATATTACTGATGCTCAGAAAACAAGTTTGGACATTGCAATTGAATCCCTGCAAGATATGGGAGTTGAGGGCGAAGAATTTACAATTATTTTTGATGAAATAAGTAATGTTATTTCTGGTGTTTCTAAAGATACTTCAAAACTCAAATCAGAATTGAAAGGGCTTGGTTTAGCGAGTGATCAAGTCGGGATTGTTATCGAACAATTAGGACTCGATGTATTGGAAATGGAGAATAGTTTTTCTTCTGCTTCTGGCGGTTTACGAAGTTTTGTCAATACTGTAGGGACTCTTGATTATGGCCTTAATGATCTTGAAAATGCCCTTGGTGATGTCCATAATGCGGTAAGAACAGCAGCAGATGGAATGGTAAGGATTGCAGAGGATACTGTTTATAATATTAATGATTTGCTTGCTGGTGTTGGGGATGGGGGCAATACTTATCCTTCAGGGGAAAATTACGGTTCAAATTCAAATGATAGCATAACAAGAAAAATTTCTGTTGATGTAAATGTTACTGCTTCAAAAGAGCTTGATGCAAAAATCGTGAAGATTGCCGATAACAATAGAGTTCAAGCTGATTTGCGGGATATGAAAGGTCGCCCAATGGTGTTTTAAATGATACTTGTTGAATTTACAATAAATAGCGTAGTTAATCGGATTTCCGATGAATATTGCTATTTGACTCATCAATGGGTGAGGAAAATAAAGGATTTGACCCCTCCGAGATATTCAATAAAGAATTATGTTGGCGGATATGTTGAACCGGAATCGGGAAAAATTACATTATCTCCTGATTTATTTGCTTCTGATTATCCACCTCCCGTTTCTTGTGCGATATCAATTTATATAACGGACACAACGGAAGAAGCAGCGGTATTAATGTTTTCTGGAACTGCTCATCTTGAATCAATAGGACAATCTGAAATTTCTTATGGATTGTTTGGTGAAGAATATTCATTAACTCTTTCTGAAAAAACTTATATTGATGATACATTATCGGATGTATTTGATACATATTGTGCTTCTGCTTATCTTGGATTGACATTAAATACCACTTATGCAAGGGTAACACAGCCAAGTGTTTATAATGTTTTTGAAGAAGGTGAAATTGTAATTGATATGCTTTCCAAATTGGCAGAAGCAACAAATCATCTTTTTTATATCAAAAATGGAACTCTTTATCTTGTTGATACATTATTGAGTAATGGATCAGCTCTTACTCCTGGAATAAAGATTTACCCTCCTGAATATAAATATTTACCTGCATATAAACAATATACAAGTGAAGCAATAAAGAAATATAAATTGGCTGGCTCTTACGCTTATGGTTCTGTTGAATCATCTGATGTTGCAAACAGTATTGAGCATTTATATGGAAGATTTGGGAATAATTCGGGGAATGATCAACTTTGGTTAATGCATCGTTCCTTATTTGTTCAATATGAAACTGGAAAAACTTATCGTTTATCAATTAAGGTTCGTCGTTCATCAGGATCAGCCAATATTGTGGCGGGTTGGCTTGGGTATGGGGCTGACAGATCAACTATTATTGATCGCAATGGGGGAACTGATTATACATTAGCTTGTTGGCATTGTGCTAGTGCTCCTGATTTATCGGCATATTCGTCTGATTGGTTGACAAAAACTGGCTATACTAGGGCAACATCCGCGCCAGCTAGTATTGCTGAAGCTCCAATTGTTTCAAGTCCTGGCACTATGTATACAGGGACGGCTTATATTAGACCTGTTATTATTTTAAATTCCTCTGCTGCTGCTGGGGTTATGGATCTTGATTATATTGCAATTTATGAGGTTGATGGTGATGGCAATATTTTAGAGGAAATTCTTTATAATGATCTTACTGATTCTGCTCAATTATGGGAATGGACAAATGTATCAGGCTCAGGTAATCGTGGAATTTATACAAGTGTAGCCGCTTCTGCCTCTGCAATGGCCACTCATCTTGGGAATAGGAAAACAATTCTTGAAAGACCACAGATTACATTAAAAATGGATTTACTTGCGGCAAATGTTCCAGTTCCAGGGCAACCAATTACATTTACTGATACAATGGCCCCTCCTGACAATTCAGTTGCCGGAATTGATGTTACTCTTTATACAAGAAATATTTCATTTGATTTAGCGAATTATAAAATAATTGTTTCCGGTGATGGAGTAATAGCATGAAAGTAATTGCTGAAAATTTAATTACAGGTGTTCTTGCTTCATCGGAAGAAAGTGCGGATTATGCTGATGAGAATTTGCTTGATGAATATCCTGGTCATATTTGGAAGGGGGATACCGCTTCTGAAACTTTAACTGTATCAATTTCTGGTTTATGTTCGGGGTTCGCGATTTTTAATACAAATGCCGATAGTATTTCGGCACAAATAAGTGATCCTAACTTGATTCAATGGGAAGTTGCTGTATTATCTTCTGGTGATGATGGGGTTGAATGGGAAGCTGGAACAGAATGGTCAAGTTTTATTGTTCCAACAGAAACGATTGCTGCTCAGGATGATGAAACCGGAGCATTTATGATTCAATGGGATCAAGTATCTGCTGATCTTGAAATAATTGTTTCTCTTGTTAATTCTGCTGGAAGTGCTGTATTTGCTGGGACTATTGTTGCTGGATTAATTTTATCATTTGCCGGCCCTCACGGAGAAATAATGGAAGGGACAGATGATTTATCTTTTGTTGATGAATATAATTCTGGTTCTGTATTTGTAAAAGATAGGGATGTTTTAAGGACATTTGATAATAGACATGTAATTACAAGAGATACAGCTTTTAACAATTTTATATTTCTTGTGAAAAAGATTATTAAGAAAAGGCCTGCTGCTTGGCTTATTACTGATTTGAATAATTCGAGATGGCTTGTTTATGCAAGATTTACGGTTGATCCTAAAGGTCGGCACTCACCAGAACTCAATGGATATACAGAATTAACATATCAATTAACGGAGGTAAGATAAATGCCAGTTATTGTTTATTATCGGCAAGGGATTACTGGTGGGACAGCAACTGATCTTGATGGAATTGACAGTTCAATTCTTAATGATAAGGATTTGTGTATTGTTGCGAATGGAACAACATTTTATCTTTATCAATTAGATGTTGATTCGGGTGCTGCTGAAAGTTCTCCAAGTATTATTTCTCCTGACGATTCTGCCGCCGGGGATAAGCGCTGGAAACTTCAGAGGCAACCAGTAGATGCCGGGATTCCTGCTGGTTCTATTGTCCCTTGGATTGGTGGATATTTTGGGGATGGATCAAATGGAAGTTATACAGATGTTTTGCTCGGTGGGAATAGTGTTGCCTTGGCAAATGCTTATTTGAATGCTGATAATTGGTATGTTTGTAATGGTGCTGCATTAAATACTGGAACTGGGATATTTAACGGAGCAAATAGATATCTCCCAAATTTGACGGATTCGCGCTTTATTATGGGGGATACAACTGCTGGCGGGATTGGTGGCGCTGCTTCAAATAGCCATACTCATTCCCATAGCCATGGAATGAACAGCCATACTCACGGACTGAATAGCCATGTTCATTCAATGCAGAGTCATACACATGTAACTTATCCTGTTGCATTAAATACTGCAGATTTGGCTTCTCATGCTCATAATATGCATTGTGTTAATCCGCTTGTTGCTGGTACTGAAAGCGGGTTGGGATATTATTCGGCCAAAGCCGATGCTGGTCTTGTATCTACAGTCGTAAGCGGTTCTGGCTCAACTCATGAACATGGTTCAACCTCTCCTTCGAATTATACGAATACTGGTGCAGCAAGTGGGAATACAGCGGCAGCAAGCGGAAATACAGCAGTAGATGCAACGGCAGCATCTTCCAATGAAAATAGGCCACTTTTTCTTTCTTGTTTTTATATTATGAAAGTTGCTTAATTTCTTATTAACCACAATAAAGAGAAAATTAAAATGGACAGTTACACGGTAAAATATAAATTGAAAGAAGATTGGTTTTGGACAACAATTAAAAATGTAACAGGGGATGGGATTACTTCAAGATTGGTTGATTCCGGGGAATTTATAAATCTTCCTGAACCATTTAGATTTTTTACAACAATAGATAATAAAATGATTCATATTCCTTATCGGGCTCAAGTAATTTTTTCAAAAGAAAGGGATATAATTATTTCGAAAAGAATGTCAAAACAGGCTGGCCAACAGATTCAAAGAAATTAAGGAGAAATAAGATGAAAAAGTTTATTGTTGTATTATTTGCATTATTATTTTACGGGAATGTTTTTGCTGCCGGAACTTGTACAGAAACCGATTGGGAAGTTGTCAAAGATTATCGGGGGAATAAGGTTGGAACAATTCTGACTATTCTTTGCACTCATCATACTGATAATTCTCTTTCTGCCCCCTTGGCTTCAAATGGTGATGAATCTGCAATGCAAAAATTGTCGGGGCAATATATTTATAAAATCAAATATATTCCTTCTTCTCCTGCCCCAACTGATGAAACAGATTTAATAATTACTGATTCTGATGGCCTTTCCTTACTTGGAACAAATGGAACAAATTTTATTGATGAAACAACGAAACAGGAAACATTAGGGAAAAATACATTTCTTGGTATTAATACTTATTTGTGGCCGGTATATTCTGAGATTTGGACAATATCAACTTCTGGCAATGCCGTTTCTGGTTCGAAATTTTATTTGAAGTTTTATGGATTGTATGCGGATAGATAAAAATAAAATTTAGAAATATAAGAGTTTTAGGATATAATAAAGCAGAATATAAAGGAGGTTGATAAATTGTGAAGAAATTAATAATTGTTTTATTTATATCATTATTTTATTATTCAATTGGGATAGCTGCTGGCCCCCCTGGTTCACCCCCGCAATCTGCGGTCACCATTGACGACTCCCCCAGCGATGGCAACACGACCGAGGCGGCAAGCTCCAACTCGGTGTATGACCATACGGTTAGCACAACGGCACACGGTCTGAATGCAACGGTCAACGTTACCGGGACTTCTTCATTATCTGATGCCAACGTGATTGGGACCGTAGTTTCAAATTACGGAATGGGTTCAGGCGGAGATACTACTTTACCGGCTTACAGTGGGAATATCAAGTTTACCATACTGGTCGAGGCGGCAACTCAGGCGTGGAGTTTAAAACCTCCATCTGGCGAGATATTTGTATTAGATGGAGCCGCGCTTGACGCTAATGATGAAATTGATATAGGCCAAACAGTAGGAAATAGTGCCGTGTTGATAAGATTAAGAACCGGGGCAAGTTCGTATCAATGGTATTTTTACAGCGTTCAGGGATCGCATACAGACGGAGGTGCAAGTTGATTTTTATAAGGCTTTCTCTCCTCTTCTTTTTAGCATTGATTATATCAACGCCTGTAAATGCAACGAATTATTATGTGCGCTCTGATGGCAGTGTAAGCACATGCTCTGCAGAAAATTTATCGAGTAATACCGCAGGTGGGGATGCTGCTGCGACTTCATTTAATTTGGAGGGGCTAGACATCTGCTTAGAAACAGATGTTTTTGTTGGTGGTGATATCGTTTACCTGTCGGGGACAGGTGGAGATTTTACTGTTGCTGATATCCCGGCTGATAATACTGGGTATTATATAATTGTGCCTGACAACTCAGGGGGGGCATCTAGTTCTAGCAGGTTAACTTTTCAAGGGTTGCCCGGTGCGTTGCCAACACTGGAAGGGATAAATAGTTATTCGGGATCGTGGACCGATGAGGACGCAGAAAATGCAGCATGGGTGTCTGACTCAACTATAACGGCTGGTGTAGCTCGTGCATTATATGATTCAGGACTACTAAGTTATGGTGATGGGCTACCATCAACAAATTTGGCTGATTGTCGGGCAACAGATGGCAGTTGGTACTATGATAGTACAAGCGATCTTCTTTATGTTAATCCAGTAGGGACGGCTGACCCTAATACGGCAGCAGTGACATATATAGATTCTACTGCACAAGGTATCAACGTTGTTGATAGCTATATAAAAATAGAAGATATTACTTTTAGTAATATGAAATCATTCGGGGGTCAAAATAGTTCTCTGGATGTTTATTTTGATACAGTTACATTTGATTCATACTCTGACCAGGCATGGGAAACAAGCGAATGGGGGACAACCTATTTTAAAGATTGTACATGGGTAGGTAATACTTTTACAAGCGCAACAAGTGCAACAAAGACTTCATCAGATGGAGATATGATATCAATACATGCTGATGATGAAAACGCTGTTACAACTGTTATTGTTGATGGGGGGAGTGTAACTAACAGCTATGGGCCTGGGTCGCTTGCTGGAGGTATTATATACTTGCACATTCGTGGAGTCGTACATGACAGGGTTTATCCTCAAACTATAAGCGTGTCTGATAATAACATAGCACTAGGGGGGATGATGCTTACCGACGCTTCATATTTTAAGGCATCGTCGCCGACTACAGGAAAAAATGCTGTTGTAGCCGGGTCTTATTTATATTCTCCAAGCGCAGACATAGCAGGTAAAAATTTAGGGACTACTAGCGTTACAGTTCCGAATCATGTGATATACCTAAATGATACAATATATTTTAATTCGACTCAGTATCTTAGTACTTACGGTGCTGACGGGTCTGGGGAAATAGTTAATAGCATAATGATATATCCATGGACAGGGTATAGATTGCAATCTGGTCATACTTTAAACATTTGGCGGTCAATCATATATGGGTATGCGGCACAGGTTATCAATAGCGGGGGGATATTGAATAATTATTCTCCAGCCGCCTGGACCGGCTCAACTAATCCTACAATCACATTAGATACAGATAATAAAAAGTATAGCCTAGATGTTGGTAGCCCTGCCATCAACTCGGCTAATGATGCCTCAGCAAACGTGAATATTGAGTTGCTGCTAAAAACAAATCTAGCGAATATGATTGGTGGAATTAATCTTTATTCATGGAGCGGTACAGATAGTAGTATGCTTCAAATAGTGTCAGGCGGGGTTTATGGGTATAATGCAGATGTTGGTGCAATTCAAGTCAACGACATCGTATTTAGGCACCCTGGGATAGCTTTAATGCAATAGCGGGAGTGGTGAAATGCTAAAGTTCATCCTCGCTTGCAGCGTAATAATCTTCCTCCTAGCCGTCTTGCTAACTTGGGGGCTATGGGACTCTCAACGAGATCGGAGAAAAAGATGAAACAGCGGCCCCGGGCACAGCAGCCACTGAACCGGGGGGCCTGACCATATCACCACCTACTGATACAGGAGGTCTCATGGCTAAGGCCACAATACAATTTTGGTGGAAAAAATCAATGCGGAGGTGTGCGATGATCAAGGGAGTATTTTGTCTAGTGGTAGCGGGGATGCTGACGGGGTGCGCGGGGCTGGGCTTTGACGATTACGAAAAATACGCTGAAACACTGGCCAGCCATTCACAGGCTGAATCTGTGCGGATTGCGTCACAGTCAAACGCGATCAGGGACACGGTAAGCAGGGCCGGGGCGACCGACAACGAGCGGCTCTTGCTGGCGGTCATCGGCTCCATGCAGATTGAGCGGCTGTCTCCGGTTAAGCTCGATATTACCCCGCCGGTTACCGGGATGCAGGTCTTGAATACATTGTCAGGACAGGCCACGGCAATCATGGGCTTTGGCGCTCTGGGCTACCTCGGGGCAAAGGCGGTTGAGGGTGCTGGCCAGGTCACGTTCAACGGTGACTCGAACAGCTACGCCCCATTTGAGAGCCATATCACCGGCAGCTCTCAGGCGTCCATGTCGATTCCTTATCAGTCACCGACAACCACCACGACCGGGGGGATGGAGTAGGCTATGAACCATCTTGACAACTACAAAACATACATCGTATCAGCGGCACAAATTGCCTGTGGAATTTTCTTTTTCTACAATGGCGATAAGGAACTCGGCACCTTGCTGATCCTTTCGGGGCTAGGGCAGGCAGCTTTGCGGCATGGGGTCGGCAAGAAATGATCCTGCTCAACATTCAGCCCGGTGATATCTTCGCCGTCCGCACGGATGCTCTGTTCGGCAAGCTGATACGGCTCAGGGACCGGCTACGCTCAACGGACGGCGAGGCCGAATACAACCACTGCGGAATAATTATTAACTCAGATGGCACCACGTTTGAGAGCAGGCGAAGAATAGGGCGCTACAACCTGTTCGAGATGTACGCGGGGCAGAGGGTGATTATTGCCCGCCCGCTGGCACAGGACTTCAGCAAGAAGGCCGCGGTCAAACGGCTGGTCAATAAATACAATGGCCGCGCTTATCCCTGGTATCGGATTTTTCTGCACGCTATAACGCCGACCCTTGCCCGGTATCTGCACCATTCAGGTGTCCCGGTATGCTCTGAACTGGCCGGGGAGTATCTGTATCTGATAGGCGTTCGGCACTCTAATTTTTGGGGCACGACTCCCGACATGTTGTCCGATGAGTGGCGGCACTGGCGGGAGTACGAAATCATCTACGATGGAATTTTACCGCCTGTGAGCCGGGCAAAGGATGGGAATGATGGCAGTAGATGCTAAGATGATTGAGTGCCCAGAAAAAGGATGTGTCAATCATCAGTTGCTGGAGCAGCTCGTTAGGGAGAGAATGGACACTCTTTCTAAAGAAATGGGGGACACCATAGAAGAAGCCACTACATGTGTCCAACGTATGACTGAGGCCAGTGAACGATTACTTGCCGAGCATCATAAGTTGGAATACGCTCATGGTGAGATTAAGCAGACAATGCGTAGTGTTGAGGCATTACTTAGGTCAATGTCTGAGGGGTACAATCAACGACTTGCAGAAGGCAACATACGATTTGTTAGTATAGAGCAAAAAGTTGCAAATGTAAGTGACGAACTGATACGTCTCAAAGCAAGCTCAGTATCAAATGGAAGTGCCAGCGGGATATCCACCAGCATCTCCATGATAATTGTCGCTGTTTGGGAAATCATCAAGAGTATTGGGAAATAAGCGCAATGTGTGAGTGTTGTGAAGGACGGTGAGTTCGGGCCATGCAGACTCTGCGTAGTTTGTTCATGGGACATCTGGATTCCAGTTCTACGAAATAACAACCCGGACTTTCCATGGACGATGTGGTACTACCGCGGGGTGCATGTTCAGGAGTTGCACAAGCCGATAGCAGCAAAACGGATGGAGCTGTGATGGAATACCGACACGATGAAATAACCTTTCTGGCGCTGACCGCATGGCGTGAGGCACGGGGGCAGAGTGAAGAATGTATTGCCGCAGTGGTGCATTCAATAATGAACCGGGTGAACCGTCCGAAGTGGTGGGGGGATGATATTCTCTCGGTAATCTTCAAAAAGTGGCAGTATTCAAGCACAACAGACCCGAAGGACAAACAGCTTACAACTTGGCCCGAGAAAAAGCCAAGGGTCTCCTGGGATAAATGTATGCGAATCGTTGAGGGGGTGCTTAACGGATGTATCCCCAATCCGGCCCCAGGCGCAGACAGCTATTTCGATGACTCAATTAAGCCACCGTATTGGGCAGAGCCGGATAAATTCGTGGTGAAGATAGGCAGGGTCTATTTTTACGACTTGGATCAGGACTATGAAAGAGAAGGTGCCTGAAAAGAAAAAGCCCTGCAAGGTAATAAACCTCGTCCCCGTAATCGCACGGCGCAAGGAAGAACAGCGCAAGCGGCTGATGAAGGCATTGAAAGAAATGAACGACTGAATCCGTCCTACCCCTCCTCGGGACGGTTGCCCCATGCTGGACCTCCCTCCCGGCGTGGGGCGTTTTTATTCCGTAGGTGGTTCGGGTAGCGGTTGCCAGTGGGTAACTTCGCCCTCAACTATTTCACACCCAGAAAAATCACCCCAATTATCTACTATCTCATGCCATGATTCAGTAACGTATTCATGCTCTCCAGCCTCGTCCCATTCGGTGCCGCCTTCCGCGTCCTGGTCAAAATAATCTTCGACAAGCACGGTGAACCTGGGGATATATTCTGCCATTACCTCCCGGCCCTTACCTTGATTGTTTCGATAAAAAGCAATTACCTTTTTCCGTGCTTCCGGCGCCCTATCCTTTACGCTTATCCACTGAGAGGCGCGGGCGTTCCATGCCTCAATAGCTTTTCCCGCCGCATCATTTTTTGTTGATCCCTTTCCAAACTGATGGGCTTTGAATGTATGCCCCCCCGCAAAAGCAAAAAACAAAACAGATAAAACTTGTACTTTCGCTCACCATCGCAGCGCGAATAGTTATGCCTGGTTCACTTCCGCAGAACGGGCAGGATTTAAGGTTTTTCATTCAACGCCTCCCTGGCCTTGTCGGCTATATCCATAAATTTTGTCAATATAGCAAGGGTTTCTATCTCCATCAGCACCTCATCCTTCCGCGCAAGTTCGGCTTCGAGCTGCTGGATGCGGTTCGCTGCAATGACGCTCTTGGCTTCTTCGGCTCTTACTAACTGATTTCGCAATCTATATGTCATATCCCCTCCTTAAAGTGCAGAGACAACCCACATGCCACTGCAGCGCTCTTTTCCATCCTTGACAACACACTCTGCCAGCACCCTTGCCGGAATGTTTCTTATTTCTGAAATCTTAGAAGAATCCCCTTCCCAAAAAATATGGTCGCCTAGTATCTCGTTTTTCACTTCAACTCTTATGGTGCTCATATTCCCTCCTTAAAGTGTACGGCGGGCAGGATTTGAACCTGCACTGGCTGTCGGGCCTTTCGGCATTCCGATCCAGAATATCAGCAATACCATTATGCCACCGCCGTACTTGTTTACAAACATTTTACTTTTGTTTCTCTATTTTTTATTGTAAATTCGAATATCTTATCCGCAACCGCTTCAATATCTTCTCTCGATGCTCGTTCATCTGCAATCATTATAATTTGTAATCCCGGCCAATTTTGTTCTGGTCTTGGTTTGCAAATCTCTTTTAACATCGCCAAGGCTCTGATATTTGTTTCTTGCCCTTTCAAATGTTTAAATGGTTCATCCAAAAATATAATTGGCCTATTCCTTGGCTTTTTTAAACTCCATAATGCTGCCCTTAATGCCGTTCCGGCAATATCTACAGAACCAAGGCCGGTTGATTTTTTAGGATTCAATCTTTGCCCATCCCGGATAAACCAAAAATCTGCTTCGGTTTTCCCCCTTCTCAATTCAATAGCAACTTCAAAATCATAAGGATCATCAAAAACCCCTTGTAATGCGAGTTTAGGAAGTTCTGATAATTGATATTTTAATTCTTCCTGAGTTTGTTGGGCAACCGTTTGAATAAGGATTTTGGCCCGTTCCGCTGATCGGTGTTCCCTTCTGAGTTTTTGAGATTCCAAACGGGTAGAATCAATTTGATTTTGGATTTGATCTCGTTTGCCCTTTCTCTGGTCAATTGCCGATCTGAATTGTTGGATATTCATTTTATATTTCTTGCCAATTCTTTAAGAGCTTCAAATATTTTTACTCTACATTCTTTATTTTTAATCATAAATACTGGAAGAAAATTCATCCATTTTGTTGCTGTTTCCCATGCCTTAAACTCTTCTTTGGTCCACACCATTATTATATTAAAAAGATATTCACCATTTATTTTATATGAACGAAATAAATTATCTTTACAATCATAAACTTCTATATCTGTTTTAATAAAAATCGGTTCATTATAAGTTTTATATGGATTATCAAAATGAAATAAAATATTTTTTTTATCCATTTCCTTACGAAAATCTTCAAATAAAACAATATAATCCCAATCTGAATCGTCATGATATACGCCCCATGATCTTGATCCAGTAAGAATTCCTATTTTTTCAATTATTGATAATATTTTTTCTTTCGTTGTTTTCATCTTATTTACCACTCATATTCTATTTCAAGTTGTTCAAGTTTTTTATCAAATTCTTTCTGGAGTTTACCGGCTTTTGATTCTTCTTTTTCAATTTCCTTTTCAGCTTCTTCGATTGTTTTACATCCTTCCTCGGTAAGCCGTTTAATTTGTGAAGCCTTTTCCCCCCGGAGTTCAGCGGCTCTTTCCTTTTTCTGTTCCAGTTTTTTGGTCATTTCATCAAGTGTCATTTATATACTCTCTCTTAATTTTTGAATCCATTCTGTTCGTTTATTTACCCTATCAATTTCCTTTTGATTTTCTTCTGTATAATATTGAATATTTTGTATTGTTTCAGACAGGGAAGAATTGTAATATTCAATTATCGGTGTTTCAATAGCTATTTTTAATGAATTTTTTGTATATTCTAATTTATGCATA